ACTGGCCCATCTCGTCGGCCGTCTGCGTGGTGATGCCCATCTTGTTGAGCACAATGTCAAGCGCGTCGGCGAAATCGCCGCCCGTCTCCTCCAGCGCCTCGCGGATGGCAACGCGGCTTATCTGGAACCGCTCGACGAGGGACATGAGATCCGTGCCGCCGCTGACCAGGGCCTCCCGGACGGCAAACGCGGCGCCGGCCACGCCCTCACTCGGCCGCAGCACGGCTATCCGTCGCACGATGTCAAGCCAACGCTCAAGCTCTTTGGTATTGCCTTCAAACGTCGGCAGGAGCTGGGTTGCCACGGCGAGCATGTCTGAGAATGGCACGCCCGCTGCGGCGGCCTGTACCCGCAGCTCCTCCATCGCCTCTGTAGCTTCTTCCGCCCCGCCCACCATGCCGGTCAGCAGGATATGAGATTGCTCCAGACTGGCCGCCGTGCCCAGCCCAAGCGCTGACAGCACGCCGCCGGCCGCGCCCACCGCCAGCAGCTCCGTCCGCAGCGCCCGGATGCCGGCCGACAGGCCCGCCAGCCGCGAGCCGGCCCGACCGAGCGACTGGTCTATCTGCTCGCCGACACGACGCATCGTGCCAACGGCCGACTCGGCGCCGCTGGTATCGATGTCGATGCGGCCGACCGCACGCCCCAGGCTGCGGCCGCCGCCCAGTCCGTCAAGCAGGGCCATGCTGGCTATTGACCTTCCGGCCCGCGGCCGTGTATCCTGTAGGGGTCATCACTGGGAGGTGTCTCATGTCACTATCGGTCGCCACCAAACCCTGCAAGTTCTGCTTCCAGTCCATCGATGCTCGCGCCCATGCCTGCCCTTATTGCGGCAAGGGCCAATCGGCTGGCCTCCTGTGGCTGGCTATCCTGATCGTCTTTGGCCCGCTGGCATTCTGTGTTGGAACGCTCATCCTGGCCCAGATCCTCGGCTACTAGCTCAGCATCGCCACCACGTCAGCCCACAGCCGCGGCGCCCAGAAGTCCAGCGCCGGGTTGACTATCGCGTACCGGCCGGCGTTCTTTAGCTCCAGGTAGATGCCGTAGTCCACGCCGTGGCCGATGACTACCGCCACCATCTGGTTCACCACTTCCTGCACCTCGCCGAACAGCGTCTGGCGGGCGTTGCCCGTCCGGTCAGTCCACGGTGCTTCCTGTTTCATCCACACCTCTATCTGCGGCGCATAGGCATCGGCCAGGGCGCGCACCCCGCGGTGCATCGCCCTGGCTTGCGCCTCGGCAAGAGGCGGAAACGCCTCGGACGGCCGGACGAGCCAGCTGAACGTCACGGGCCCACCTCGTCATAGATGAAGCCCTCGCCGCGCAGCGCTTTGAAGTCCATCTCGTCTTCCTCGCCAGCAGGCAACCGGAAGTCTGGGTCCAGAAGATCGACCAGCCGGTACTTCCGCTCCCAGCTCGGCCGGTCGTCGCCGCCGACGTTCTCCATCTCCTGGGCCGCGTTCTCCAGGGCCGTGCCTACCAGCACGACCGTCTCGTCGAGCTGGTAGGCCGCCCACGGGTCACTTATCGCCAGAAGGCTGCTTGGCCGGCTGCTTGCTCCTTTGGCGGTTACGTACAGGCCGAGCAGCCTTCGCTTGTCTGTCACGAAACCCGCGCAGCACCTCGACGGGCTGCACGCACAACTTCCAGACGGCCATCTTGTCGTCGAACTCGATGTCCTCAAGGCCTATCTCGTCATCAGCCTGCGGGTCATTGACCACCCGCGGCTCCATGAACGCCGCCTTACAGACGACGTTGATCAGACCCAGGATCTGCGGCGTCGCCGCCAGGAGATCGGTAGTAGCCTTGCCGTCCTCGACCGCACCCGGGACGCTTTCTTCCCAGACCACCCGCGCCGCCAGCGGCAGCAGCAGGTTGGGGATGTTGTCCGTCTCGGACAGCAGCACGTCCAGCGCTACCGGCCGCAGCCGGGCGTAATTGCCCGACGGCATCTTGATGACGAATCCATCCTCGCGCGGCCGGCGCCACGTCGAGGCAGGTGTTACCTCAGGCGCGCCGTCTCCGTTTGTCGATGCCACTACAGCCCTCCGGTGGTGGTCCGAAGCGGAATCTCCAGGGCCGTCGCCGCCATGAACTTGCGCATGCGGATGATGCCGTTCACGGTGCCCTCATGGACCGCCTGGAAGTCCACCCGCGGGATGAGGTACTGGTCGATCTGCGCCTGGTAATCGAAGTTTCCAGCCACCTTACACTTGGCGCCGAAGAAGTGCAGGTCTTCCACGTCGCTGCCAACCACCCGGCCGGCCACGGCGATGTACGGGATGTTGTCGTCCTGACCCAGCAGGAAGTCCTCGTAGCTGGCATTGGAGACCAGCGTGCCGCCGAGCATGATGTCCAGCGTCTCCAGGTCGACCGACGCGTGTTCCAAAGAGAATGTGGCGGCCACGAATTTCGAGTAGCGGTCCAGGACCGCGTCGTCGCCGCGCAGCTCGTCCGTCTCAATGGTCAGGGTAACGGCCATCCGGCGCGCGCCGAGCACGTCATAGGCCGTCCCGAAGCTGTTGACTCCGTTCCAGGCCGCGATCTTCATATCACGAATGCCGCGGTGGAATGTTTTGGTTGCCATATCCTTACTCCTTTACAACGTTGATAAGGAAATCCATCCGGGCCAGCGACGCACCCGCAAGCGCGCCTTCATCCTGTTCCCGGTCGATAGTGTTAATCCATTCGGCCGGGAAGCCGCTCTCGAACTGGTAGCCTTCGAGCAGCCCGAACAGCTCCTCAAGCGCCCCGTCGATGCTGGCATAGCCCCGGTCCTCGTACAGCCATATCTCGACCACCTGCGCCGCGCTGGCGACGCGCTCGATTTGGTCGCGCACCACGCCGTCCGGCACCAGGCCGCGCTGTCTGACCAGCGCCGCCGGTTTCAGGAAGCCGTCGGCGTCGAACGCCGCCGGCGCGCTTTCGCGGGTGATGCCGTCCCGGCCGACCTCGGCCCGGGTATACACCCCACCGGTCAGGATGGCCGTGAGCGTGCCGTCACCTTCAAGCCGCACCGCGACCAGCTCCTCGAACCTCACCGGCCGACCTCGCTTACGAACGCTACCAGCGCCGCTGCGTACGCCGCCGGCGGCCGGAAGCCCCAGATGTCCTCGATGCGCAGGGCGACCAGAGCCGCGTCGCCGCGCGCCACCTGGTCGAGCCCTTCGCCGTAATAGCGGGCGTTGCCGTCGTAGACGTCCACGAGCGGCAGGGGTGGCAGGCCCAACCGCTGGAAGAGGTAGCCAACCGTCGCCGCCGGCCGCGCTACGAGCGCCTCGTAGTTCACCAGCTCGAACGGCACGTCGCCCGGCAAGTGGGCGAAGATGTGCCTGTAGGCGTACCTGATGTTGGCCAGGGCCGCGCCCACGTCGGGCGTGTGCCCGCGCTGCTCCTGCGAGATGGCCAGCGCGTGCCAGTCGCGCGACATGATGACGGCCGCTACCGCGTAGCCAGCCGCCCGAAGCTTATCTATCATGCTGGCGATGTCCGGCCAGTGGCCGTCGTGCGGAACGCTGCGCCGCCAGACCAGCAAGGGCGCGTCCGCGAGCACGGTGTCCAGCCGCTGCTCGTGGCCCGCGTCGCCCCAGCAGCCGGCGTCGATAAGCAGGCCGGTCATCAGGCGCGTGGCCGACGATTCAGGCCCCAGCACGAGGAAGGCGCGCTTGTCGCTGTCTGCGACCGTTCCGTTCATATCCGCTCCGCGTGCGCCTGTACTTCGCCCAGCGTTTCAACCACGTCCACGACCTGGTATTCTGACCCGCCGGTGACGAAACGGTCGCCGCGCTTCACGTCCGTATCGTCGATATGCGAGTGTCCGGCCACTCCGAACATCGTCACCTGCCGGACGGCGGCCGCTCCGGCCGCGCTCTGCGGATCGCTTACGCCTTCGGCGAACTCAAGGCGCACCGTCTGTGCGTCCAGCAGCGTCGCGCCGCGCTTCAGCCGGATGCTGGCCGGCTTGTCGTTGATGCGCCGCCAGGCCAGCGCCGCCCGCGGCTCGGCGTCGATGGCCTCCGTATCCGCCAGCCAGGCGTTGAAGTCGGGCGTCATGATGCCGGGTACTCCTTGACCCGACTCGGCTTCTGCCGCATGCCGCCGAAGCGGGCCGCGCTCGTCCCCGACGTCGCCGCGATGGCCTCATCGCGCTTACCTTCCCAGTAGGTCAACAATTCCATGAGATGCTTAAACACGTCGGATAGATTCTCGGCCGACTGGTTCTGGCGGTAAGTAGCCAGCTTGGCCGAGCTGGCCAGCAGCCGCCGGATGGCGATGACCCGCGTCGCGGCGACGATGGCCGCATCATCGGTATACGTTTCGGCCGCCTCTACGAAGATCGCGTCGGCCTCTGGGTCGCTCAGGCTTCCAGAGTCAGCGCCAATGTCACCGCGCAATCGTTGTCGGTCAGTTCCGGTTGTCACGCGCGCCTCCCGCTTTCTCAATGATTAGGCCGACCGACGTGAGCACGAACCCGCCCAGCTCCATCCGCAGATGAGACGACGGCCGGTAGGGCGGCCGGTCTACGTAGCGGTCGAGCTCGCCGGCCCCTTCGCTCAGGTTGAGCTCCATCCGGTGGCTGGCAGCCGCTATCTCTTCGGCCAGCCGCACGAGGTCCCGCTGCCGGTAGGCGACGACGTCGCCGTGGTCCAGCGTCTCGCCGTCGCTCGACAGGTTGTAATCAGTCGTGTGTACCGCCAGGCCGCCCGGCCGCACGCACGCCAGGCTTGCCTTGACGAACGCCATCCCGGCATCAAGCGAGCCCAGGTGCTCTATCGAACCGCACGACCAGACGAAATCAAACGCGCCGGCCAGCAAGTCGGCCGGGATGGCCCGCATGTCGGCTTGCCGGAACGTCACCCGTCGGCTGAACTCTTCCCACGGGCAGACGCTGACCCACGGCAGGTCCGCCAGCCCCGTGGCGTGCTGGCCCGACTCGGCC